AAATATTTAAATGGAGAGCCTATCTTAACTAATAGAAAAGATTCCGATAAGCTTTCTGATGAATTAAAAAATGTTAAAGTCACCTATAATTATGAAGTAGAGCAAAATAATGGATGGGCATTCATTAATTGTGAAAAAGACAGATTCAACAATTCTAAATACTGTGGAATGATAAACAAAGATTTGCTGGTATCTATTTACAATGGCAAATTTGGTATTTTAGTAGGTGGCAGCCATTACCCAAGAAGTAGATCAGCTTTGAAAATTGATAATGGTAAAACTTATTATGGTTATGAAGGTGAGTTTAAAAATGAAACTATATTTTTAAATTTATTGTTAAATGGAAAGACTGCGTATACTCGATATATGGAGTGGCCATATCAACTTAATATTGATAATGAAATTTCATTAGATGGATTTTCTGAAGCCTATCAAGAATTAAAGAATCGTTATAGTAAATTATAAATTGAATGCTACATAAACCTCGCAAATGCGAGGTTTTTTTATGTCTGGAGAAAATAATGGCAGGTGAATTAGGTGTTTTAACGCTAGATATGGTTGCTCGAACTGCTAATTTTGATCAGCCTTTACGACGTTCAAATCAAGTGATGTCTGATACAGGGCGTAATGTTTCATCAGTCGCAGATCGTATTGAGCGTGATACAGGCAGAATGAATGTTGCTTTTGGCTCGATGAGTGGACATGTCAAAGCGGCTTTAGCAGGTTTTACCGTCGGTACCATTATTACCATGGCTGATAGCTATACCCAAACAGCAGCAAGGATACGTAATGCGACTGAAAATACAGCTGAATATAATATGGTGCAACAACACCTATATGAAACAGCGAATGGTACATATCGTGCACTCAGTGAAGCGCAAGAGGTTTATCTGGGCTTAAATGGTGGGATGCAAGCTTTAGGTAAAACCACTCAGCAAACTTTGGCTGTTTCTGATTCGCTTTCATTTGCATTTGTTCATAATGCTTCACGGGCAGATCAGGCGCAAAGTGCAATTGATGCTTTATCAAAAGCCATGGCAACACAGAAAGTGGATGCAGATGGATGGATTTCTATTGTTTCTGCTGCTGACAATATCATTGATGACTTAGCCAAAACGACAGGTAAAAGTGCAATTGAAATCCGTAAACTCGGTGTGCAAGGTAAAATTTCGCTTGATGACTTGTTAAAAACACTTGAACTAACGCGAGACAAAAACAAAGAACTTGCAGACGCTATGGAGAACAGTCTTGCAGATGGTTTCCAAAAAGTAAGCAATGCTGTAACAGTCTATGTCGGTCAAGCCAACCAAGCCACTGGTGCAACATCAATCATGGCATCTGGACTGAGTGTCTTTGCAGATAATATTGGAACTGTGGTTAATGGCGTCATGGTGTATGGGGCATATATGGCAGGAACTTATATTCCTGTGATTTATGCGAGTACTGCTGCTGGAGCTTCAAAAGTTATCCAGTTAGGTCAGCAGGTTTTAGCTGAAAATGCTGTAATTCAAGCAGAAAGAATGAGAGCTGTTCAATCTGTAGCGACGGCACAGGCTACTTTAACCGCTTTGGCTGCTGAAAAAGCCTTAGAAGCTCAACGTCTTGCATCTCAAATAAATGCACAAGGTCGAATGGCATCTGTTACTCGAATGGCAGAGCTTCGTAGAATTGAAACCCAAGTCACACGTGAGCTTACAGTTGCAGAAACTGCTTTAGCAGCTGCGCAAGGTCGATCGGCTGTTGCTGGTGGTGCAATTCTAGGAATGCTTGGTGGACCAGTAGGTATTGGCTTGACAGTGGCGACTGTAGCAGCAGGATATTTGTTGATGCGTGATAATACCGCTGAAGCAAATAAAGAGTTGGAGCGACAAAGCCAAGTTGCAATGCAAACCAAAGATCAACTATTGGCACTTGAGGGTGTTAAACGCCAAGGGGCTAAAGATGATCTTTCTGCGGCATTCAAAGCACAAAATCAATCGTTAAAAGAATTAAATTATCAATTTAACGCACACGTCATTGAGCTTCAGAATGCTTATCGTGGAAATCTTCAGATTACTGAAATTTCCAATAAGGTACGTTTAGGGCAACTCAGTCAAAAGGATGCAATTGAGCAATTAAATAAATTAGATTTTATTACTCCAACTCAACTTAACCAAGTTATTGATAGTAATAAAAGTTATGAAGAGCAAAGAGTTAAAGCTCAGCAAACTTCGGAAGCCCTGTCTGTTTATGGGATTAAAACAACCTTGGCAGGGAATGCAGCTTCAAATGCAGCGGGTTTAATTGCTAGAAACACTTCTGAATTGCACAGTAATAAAGAAGCAGCTGAAAGTGCTTCTGAAGCGCAACAGAAATATGCACAATCTCTTGCGGATCGTAAATATTACGCTGAATACAAACGTGTTTTAATGGAAACTTATAGTTTTGCTGAGAAAAAAGCCAATGAGTATGCAGAGGCTCAAAAGCAAGCAGGTGGAGCAGGGGCAAGAATTTCAGCGGATCAAAAAACACAAATTGGTCAAACTTTAAAAGCAGAAGAGCAGCTTCAAAGTTTAATCAATAAACGAAATGAAGCTGAGAAAAAAGCCAATCAAAAGCCAAAAGCAACGAAGAAAGAAGATAAGTCTAAAGAAGAGGAGCAACGCTTAAAAGAACAAATTGTTTTTCAATATGCAAATAGAGAAAAGCAAATTGAGCTTGATTTATCCCGTCAAATTGGGGAAATACGTAAGGCACGATTTGAACCACAAGCAACTTCTGAATTTATACAAGTTGCTGAAAATCGAGCTACGTTGGAAAAACAGATTTATCTCTCTCAAAAACAATACGAAATTAGCGAATTTCAATTAACAGAGGAGCAAAAGTTAGAAGAAAAATACAAAATTAATCAGCTACTCATAAATGCTGATTATGAAATGCGTGATGATATGAAAGATACGGCAAATAAAGCCTTATCTGATCAGTATCAATTCGAGTTAGGTAATTTGGAACTAGCTAAAAACAAAAGGATTAGTGATGCAGGTGAAGCACTTCGTTCTGAACTAAATAATATCGAAATTCGTTATGCATTTGAGCGTCAAGAAATTGCTCGTAATTTCAGTTTATCTGAGGATGAACAACGTAAACGGTTAGATTTACTAGAGGCAACACATCAGTTTGATAAACGCAAAAGATACGAGTCAGCAGCTTCAGCTTGGGGTGGTACTTATGCGGATATGACGGGTCAGTCTGAACAGTACAATATTGAGCAGACTCGCTTCAGTCGTTACGACGAATCTCAAGCTTTGTTTGATTCTCAAATGGCTTTGGCTGATACAGCTACGCAGAGGGAAGCGATTTGGCTTGCACATAATGATCGTATGTACCTTATTGAGAAAAATTACTCAGATGCAAGAACTGAACTTGGATTGCAAACAATGCAAGGTGTTTTTGGCGGATGGTCTAATGTGTTTAAAGAAGCACTAGGCGAGCAATCAGGGTTTTACAAGGCAGCTTTTATTATGCAAAAAGCTGCTTCAATTGCTGAAGTAACTATGAATGCGCCAAAAACATTTTCAAGTACTTTAGCATCAGTTTCTGCTGTTCCATTGATTGGTCCATATATAGCTCCAGCAATGGCAGCTGGGGCGGTAGCGTTACAATATGCTCAAGTCGGCTTGTTAAATAATGTTCAGCTAGGCTTCTATGGTGGTGGATACACTGGTGATGGTGGCAAGTATGAAGATGCAGGACGGGTTCATAAAGGTGAAGTTGTTTGGTCTCAAGATGATTTGAGAGCTTGGGGTGGTAAGGAAGTTGTAGAGAGTCTCAGAACACAGAGATCCTTTACATCATCTTCACCACGTTCAACTCCAAAAATTAATTTAGGCGATTCATCTAAGTTTAGTATGCAGATCGTGATTAATAATTATTCAACTGCTGAAGTGAATGCTCAACAAAATGCAGATGGTACAGTGACTATAGATATTGTTGATCAACGAATTGCGCAATCTTGGCAAAGATTAAGAAGTGGAAATAGCAATGAGTCTCAAGCTATACAAGGTGCATTTGGCTTAGCGCCATCAAGGGGATGAAATGGATACTTTTAAATTTTGTGCCTTGCAAAATGGTTACGATTTCACTGTTGGCAATAATGTACGGCAACAACAGCTTGAAGGGGGCTTGCCTCGTCAAGTTGTTAAGTTTGTAGGTGCTGCTCATAAAGTAACTGTACAGGTTTCACTTAAAGATGGTTTAGAACGTCAGTTATTCTGGGCATTTTGGCGTTTAAATCAAACCAAGCTATGGCTTTGGAAGTTAATTCTTGATAATGGGGGGCTTGAGGATTGCATTTGTCAATTTGATGCGGATAGCGTTCCAACAGAGTCATACATTAATGGAAAGGTGAGAAGAATGCAGTTTTCAATTTTTGTTAAACCAATTGTTCGAGATCCTGATTTTGACCGTTGGCTTATTGATATGTGGCAAAATGGGAAAATTAACACGATTCAGGATTTGGAAAAAATTCCGAATGTCTGGATGCCTGCTGCAACGGGGGTGTAAATGCAAATTTCTGAAGATATGCTCAATGTGCTTGATCAATCCAGTGGTCCATTTGGTTTGATTGAGTGTGTTGAGATCAGTCATTCAAAATGGTCGTCTGTTCAACGTTTTGTAACCAATTCAAATTTGAATCTGGTGCTCAAGCATGAAGATGGTCAAAGCTTTGAATATGTTTTTGCACCACTGAATATTTCTAAAACTGCTGAAAGTGGCAACTTGGATCAAGGTCTACATATTAAAATCGGTGATGTTGGGGAGCTAATACCTGACTTGATAGATTTAATACTTGATGATGAAGATATTGAGTTGCCCAAGGTGAATTATCGAGCATATTTTATTGGGCAATATGATTCACCTGTTGTTGTTGCACGTGCATTAGATTTAGAAAGTATTACCCGGGACTGGAAAGGTTCTGAGTGTGAAGTTGTTGCACCAGGACTAAACGACAATGGCAACGGTGAAGTCTATTCAGCGAGCACTGATCCGAGTTTAATAAGTTTCTACTAATGAATGATTTATTTAACTGTGTCTATGACAAGCAAAGATTTCACTGTGTCCATTTCGTGATAAAAGCTGCTCAATCGCTGTATCATAAAGATTATTCATCCAGTTTTATTGGTTTGACTGATTCGCTTGATCAGGCATTGCAGACATCACGAAATACAGTGATTCAAAATAAACGTTTAGAAAAGCCGATTGATGGTTGCATCGTCCTGATGACCTACTTTAACAGAAGCTCACATTGTGGGCTTTTTTTTCGTCAACGAATTTTTCATTTGTGTGAAGCTGGAGTACAGCGGATCACATTAGAGCAAGCAAAACCAATTTATAAAAGGATTCGTTTTTATGAGCCAAATCTTAATCATACATAATGCTTTAGATCAGCATGAAAACGAAACGATTCAGTCTGATAGCGTGTTGAAAACGTTTCTAGAAATTCGTGTCAAACATCCGCAGGCACGCATTTTTAAAGGGCATCAACCTTGTGCTGAAACAGATGTGACGCCAGCACGTGATGATAAGCAGGCAATAGCACGACTGCTTGAATCAGATGAAGATTTTTCGATTGTCACTTATCCAGGTGAATTTGCTTCAGCGGTGACTTGGATTGCGACAAAGCTTTTGGGGCAGGCTGTAAAATCTTTGGTAAAAATGCCAAAGATTAATAATGGTACTTCAACAGGCTCCAGTAATAACAACCTATCTAATCCAGAAAACAAACAACGAATCAAAGAGCGTGTGCCTTATATTTTAGGCGCTCCAAAAGCGATTCCTGATTTATTTGCAAATCCTGTACGTTATTTTCAAAATGGCATTGAGGTTGAAGAGTTATTGCTGTGTGTAAGTGAAAATCCCGTTAGGCTTTCAAACTTTAAAGAGGGGGATACGCCAGTCCAAGAGATTTCTGGAAAATCTATCACTGCATATGGATTAAATCA